TCATCGTCTGAACAGGCCCCGGCGCCCGAACAGGGGCGAGCGCTCGCCGACGCCGAAGGGGGTCTGATAAAGACGCATAAGATACTCGACCTCGGTCCTGGATCCGGCGACGAAAGGCGTGCGTTGGTGAAGACCCGCGGGCTCGCGGTCCAGGATGCGCTCGCGGCCGTTGGTGGCGGCACCGCCCGCCTGCTCGATGATCCAGGCCAGGGGATTGGCCTCGTAGACGAGGCGCAGCCGGCCCATAGCGTAGTTCTCGCGAAGATCGCTCGGGTAGAGGAAGATGCCGCCCCGGCTCAGCAGGCGGTAGATGTCGGCGACAGGCGAGGCCGTCCAGCGCATGTTGAAGTTCTCGCCCCGCGGTCCCTCGGATCCGCGCACGCAATCGTCGATGTAGGTGCGGATGGATTCGTCCCAATGGCGATAATTTGAGGTGTTGATCGCGTATTCGTGCGTCGTCGCCGGGATCGCGACCTCGGGCGCCGTCAGGAGGAATTCTCCCGTCATCCGTTGCAGCGTGAAGATCTGCGTGCCGCTGCCAACGGTGAGCACCAGGGTCGTGTATGGTCCATAGACGACGAAGCCCGCTGCCACCTGCGTCTTTCCCGCCTGCAGAAAGCTCGATGCAGGATCGTCGGCGAGTGCCGGCAGAATGGTGAAAATCGTGCCGATGGAAACATTGGCATCGATGTTCGACGAGCCATCGATGGGATCCACCGCGACGGCCAAGGGCGCGCCCGGATTGATGGGCGCCGGGCTTTCCAGCTCTTCCGAACCGAAGGTCGCGACGGGCGCCTCTCTCAAGGCGGCCACGATGAGATCGTTGGCGCGGACGTCGACCTCTTTCTGAGGATCGGCGCCAGTCTGGCGGCCGGTTTCGGAACCCAGCGTGCCCGCCAGCGGTCCAAGGCTTACGAGATCCGCGATCCGGCTGCATGCGTCGGCCAGGCGGCGCAACGTAGCGCTGACGTCCGCCCGGCCGGGATTTCCATCAGCCCAGCGATCCAGAAACGGCCCTAGACCGATGGGGTCCGTCATCTGCCGTGCCCTCCCGGCGCGGTTGTCCAATTTCGCTTCAGACCAGGGGCCTCTGAGACGATCGATCGTACCGTCTGCCGTCCTCCGGTTTTTAGCGCCGGTGTCATGAATGTCATACGTAGAGCGTTCTTGCTCAGGATTCGTTAGCAGCCCCGCGTTCTTCGACGTGTTCTATTATTTGCATTGCACGTTAAGGCTGTGTTGCACGATCTTTGGATGATCGTCGGTAAAGCCGGGGTACAAGATGGCAGGCTTGGTTGGCCGCGTTCTGACTTTCGCGGGCTTCAACTTGAGAGCGGTGGGTTCGTTACTGCAGCGTGCCTGCCCGGCTCAGAGGCACTTTATTCGGTTCGCCGGTTGCGTTTTTGGGCCGTGCTCGAAGCGCCATGCCCTGGCCCGGTTCAATCTGGCGCTCGGGTGCACTTGCGTCCGAGGCGATCACCCGCTATTGACCACCGCTCGGCTCGTATGCGCTGCGGTCTGACCACGCCGTTGCGCCTTAGGCGAGCAGGCCGGAGAGGTGGCAGAGTGGTNNGAATCCCTCCCTCTCCGCCATCATCCCATTCGCAGCTGTCCGTTCCCTTCCGCAAGGGCTTGATTTGTTGCGGATTTCGCATCATTCCTTGCCACTAAGGTTCGCCCCAGTCCGCCGCAATCCGCGAAGTCTGGGGGGGCTTTCTGGGGTATCGATTGGGGCGGTGGGGGTATCGATGTTGAGCGACGCGGCAATCCGCAAGGCCAAGGCGCGCGACGCCGCCTATAAACTGTCTGACAGCGGCGGGTTGTTTCTTCTGGTTAGCAGGGCTGGCGGCAAGCTCTGGCGGTTCAAGTACCGGATTGCCGGGAAAGAGCGTCTTCTATCAATCGGTGCATACCCAGTCGTTTCACTTGCGGACGCGAGAAGCGCTCGGGATCGAGCCAAGGCATTGCTCCGCGAAGGCAAAGACCCTTCGCAAGCCAAGCGTCTAAAAAAGTTCGAGGTCGAACGGCAATCGGCTGAGACGTTCGAAGTTCTGGCGCGCGAGTGGGTCAAACTAAATCAGTCCAGTTGGACCGAGGTCCACGCGTCGGATGTTCTCAATTCATTAGAAAGGGACGTGTTCCCGGAGGTCGGAAACCTGCCGATCCGCGACGTTGGCGCGCCCGAAGTCCTTGATCTGCTGCGCAAGATCGAGAAGCGCGGCGCAAAAGAAACGGCGCGGCGCATACGGCAGCGCATCGGCGCGGTGTTCACATACGCAATCGCCTCGGCACGCGCGGAAGCTAACCCAGCCGCCTTGCTCCAAAGCGCTATGGCCCCGATGGTGAAGGGCCGGCAACCTGCGATCACAGATCTGGAAGCCGCGCGGCAGATTATTCGAGACGTGGATGCCTCACCTGGGCATCCCGCCACCAAACTCGCCATCCGGCTTTTAGCGTTGACCGCACTGCGTCCCGGCGTGATTGCTAAAACGCCGTGGTGCGAGTTGTCCGAAGGTACGACGCTCTGGACCGTTCCGGCCGCTCGAATGAAACTGCGTTTGCACATGAAGGCTGACGAAACCCGCGACCATCTGGTGCCGCTGTCACGTCAAGCCATCGAGACCATTGAGGCAGTTCGCACCTTGACCGGGCGCGGACCCAACGTGTTCCCCAATATCAGGCACCCGTTTAAACCCATGTCTGAGAATGCGATGGGGTATATGATGAACCGGGCGGGGTATCACAGCCGCCACGTCCCGCATGGATGGCGGTCCACGTTCTCCACCGTGATGAATGAGGCATACCCGGATGACAGGGCCATCATCGACTTTATGCTTGCTCATGTCCCGTCTGGCACGGTTGAGGCGGCCTATAATCGAGCCCTGTATTTGAAGCGCCGCACCGAGTTGGCGCAGATTTGGGCCGACATGCTGATTGTCGATATGAAGCCGCCTCTTGATATTATAAGGCTCCCTCGCCGGTAGCTGTCGGGTGGCTGTTGATCCACGCATCAATTTCACTCTCGCGCCAGCGGACAGCCGAAGGCGAAAGCTGCAACGGCTTCGGAAAGCTGTCGGCCTTGATCTGTTCATAGATCCAAGTGCGGCCCATGCTGATTTTATGGGTGACTTCTGAGAGTTTTAAGAGGCGGTCCGATATGCTGGTCTTCGTCATGTTTCACGTACCAAAAGCGGCGAGTTGATAATTTCTTCGATCATCCGTGTCGTCGTGCGCGGTAACGCATTGGGTCTAAAGTGGAGACGCAGCGTCATTTTCCTGCCTTCACTTCGGCGTCACGATTGAGGATGAACGTCTGCGACCAGCCATCAAGGAGCCCGTCGCCATTTGCGACGACCGCGCCGGATTGCACCAGTCGCCTGCCTGTCCCGGACGGAACCGGCTTGTTGTCGGGGTGGGTGAAGTAGACAAAGCCCCCCCCCTTGGCCGTTGCTTCATCTGTCGTGGAGACTGCTCGGCATAGGACCGCGCCGCGGCGCAGGCGCTCGAGCACTCGAGCGGTGTATTTCGGAAGCCTAATCGTATTCGTGGCGGTCATAGATCCGTTCCTCGACAATGCGCGTCTCGGCGGGCGTCAACGCGAACACTTCACCGTCGAGGTAGGCCGTTAGCTCCTCGATCTCGCCACCCTCTGCCGGGTAGCAATCTTCGGGCGGGCCGTAGGCTTGGGCCGGGTAATAGCGCGCGACGGAATATTCAATCTCGAGGTCGAACGCCTCGCCGTCGCGCTGGACGGTGAAAGATGTAGTGTGCATTACAGTCCTGCCTCCGCTTCAGTCTGGCAGCGACATGCAATGCGCTCGAGTTTCGCCGTGGCCGCGAACCCGGATGACGATTGAGCGGCGGGAAGGCCGGGCGTTTCGCGGACGATTGCGCCGGTTCCTCCGCAATGAACGCACGCGGGATGCGTGGCCGCGCGCAGCTCCGCGAGCATGGCGGCCTGGCGCTCGCTCTGGCCTTTCCACATATCGCGGTTGCGTTCGGTGCGGGCAAGCTCTGACCGGAGCCGGTTGATTTCGGCCTGGGCGTCGAAGACGAGTTGCGCAGCGAGCAGGGGGACGGGCTCGTTGTGCACCTCGTAAAAATGATCGTAGAACCGATCCATCCGCTCCGTGAGTGCTTTGGCTTGTGCGTCAGGCATGGTCCGGTCAGTAGGCATCGAGACCTCCGTGGATCTCTTCGAGATCGGCGCACACGGTGCCGATCTGCTCCTTGAGCCCCGCAATGTCCTTGGTCAGTTGCTTGTTGATGCGGCGCTCGATTGCGAGATCGTGCTGCAAATCGGCAATAGCCTGATGCAGCTTGCAGGGATCATCGAGGCGGGTTTCTCCGCGCTCCGAGAGCCACTTGCAGTATGGGCAGCCGTCCATGGGGTTCAGCGTCGGGGGCGGGACGCTGGCCAGCCGCGCACGCGCGACTGCCCTCAGTGAGCAGAGCGCGAAATCTCCTTCGCCTACGCGGGCCAAATATGCGTAAGTCGGATACCGACCTTCGCGACCGCCGTTCAGGTACTCCTCGGCAAGCAAATCGCGGTCCGCCTGGGTGATGATCGTGTTGTCTCTCTTAGACATCACCGCTCTCCTTATCGCTCTGGGTGGGGGTAAGGTGGTCGGGAACAAAGATCGCCGCGCGACCGGCATCCGTGAGCGAGATCGCTATCTGCGTGCGAGTGTTCCCCTTCTTGCCGACAGCATTCACGGGGCGCTTCACCTCGCCACGCTCGATGTGGACGAGGCCTCGCCGGCGAAGGTTGTCGAGCGTGGCGGCCGATACGGCGCAGTTCTCAAGCTTGATCCTTCTGGAACCATCCATCTTGGGCGGCCCAATGACTTCGATCGCCGTGCGCGGGCCGAAGTCCTCGATCGAACGAAGGAACCCCCACTGCGCGTCGCTCAGCTTTTCGGTCTTACCCATTGTCTCAGCCCCCATCCGTAGGATCAGTGACGGGGCGGTCTGCTGCGTCGTCATGGGGAACCCAAACGCCAGCGTTCCAGATGTCGACCTCTAGTCGCTCTCGCCGGCCGCAGCCGGGTCGCTGGCACGTGCGCGCTTCCCCGATGGCTGTGGGGTTCCGGTTGTCCCAGGCGTGCAGTCCCAGGCGGCACAAGAGCGAGGCATTATTCTTCACCTTGCGCCTCCGTTGGTGACGGGGATCGGCAGCGCGGAGCCCTTCGGCTTCAACGCCTGCTTGGCGCGGATCGCCTCGACCTTGGTCCAGATGCGGGCAAGTTCCCGCTCGGCTGCCTCATGCATGTCAACGCCATGCGCGAGACAATGGGCGGCGAGCGTGACCATGACTCCGCCAACCTCCTGATCTATGTCGCCCTGATCACGGCCGAAGACGTACTCAACAAGTTGGTGAGCGCGTTCCTTGCTGTATCCGCTCGCTTGGACGAGTTCTAAGGCTTCCTCAATGAAGCGGTCGTTGCGTTCGAGGCGGTCAGCGGCGATCTCCGCGCCAAAGCATGCGAGCATCCACGGCTGCACACGTTGTTGGAAGGTCGGCGCGTCTCCCCCGGCTGTAGGCCGAGAGGCGGCGGTGAGCTTCAGCACCTTATCGCCTAGCCAAAGCATTTCGTTACCGAGACGACAAAGCTCGGCATAGAGATCTCCGCGACACTCGGCCTCGTCCTTTACGGGATCGCCAGCGATGAAAGCAGACCCGCTCCATTCGCGCGCCCACTTCGCCCAATCGCCAATTGTACCGAGCACGTCATCCGGTTCGTGGAAATTGATGTCTGCCATCCGGTCAGCCTTCATGAAGTTGGAGAGTTTCGTTGTCGATAGCGTCACCGCCCCATTGCGCGGCGCAGGCCGCCGCAACGCCTGCGAATGTCCTGCTTCTGATGCGCGCTCGCCCGGCGCTATCCGGGGCACGGTGGATCGCGGACCAGGCGCGATGCTCGGCGGTCCCGCTCGATGGCGGCGTGAGCTTGTTGGTCGCCGTAAGCCTCGGGAGGCCGCGAAGATAGAAACCCGTCGCCTTGAAAAACGGCTCGCCGAACCACCACGGTTGAACGATCTGCGGCTTCGGCAGATCGGCGGGCATCCGCTCTCTGGCGTGGCGGTGCATGATCGGGTTTTCGAGGGCAACGCGCGCGATCGGTGCGCGCCAGCAATCCGAGAAGAAAGCCGCGCCCGCGTCGAGATCTGCCCACATCTGATCAAGAGTTTTCCCGCGCGGCGGTGTCGTGAGCCAGCGGACGCCGCTATTGCAGAGCCTCGTGCACGGCGGGTGCACCACGGCGAGCAAGTCCCAGCCGCCGTCAAGGTGGTTCCGCAGGTCGTCGCGTATGTGGCGGTTGCTGCCGTCTTCTGCCGGGAGCACGTCGCATGACCAAACGTCATGACCGAGCGCCGCAAAGGCCCTCCGCATGACGCCTGAAGTTTCGCAGCCGATCAGGACGCGCATGTTATGCCGTCCCCATGAGCTTCTTGCTCTCGGCCTCGCCGCGCTTGGCGAGCCAGTAGCCGGCGCTGTATTTCGTCGCCTCGTCGAGGCTGCTTTCGTTGATGATCCAGCGCAGGTAGCTCGTTGGCACTTCGGGGTCGTCGTAGCGAAGCCCCTTGTGCTTGGTGCCAAACGTGATGCGAGATTTCAGCGGCGGTTCTTCGCTCCACGCGAGCATTTGCGCGAAGCTCGGGGCGAGCGTCATAAGCTGGATGAACACCGCCGCCGTGACGAAACAATCAGACAGCGCGCGGTGCGGGTCGATTGACTTCCGGTCGATGCCGAGCGGGTCGATGATCCCGAAGTGATAGCGCAGGAACTGGTTGCTATGGCTCGGCAGGTCGGGCAGCAGGCGAAGCGCGACCTTGTAAGTGCAGATCCAGCGCTGGGACCTAAGCCACGGCTTAAGAAACGATCGGTCGAAATCCGCATTGTGTGCGACGAGCACAAGCTCCGCGCCGTCGTGCTCTGCGAACGGCACAAGCGCATCATCGATACCGGGGGCGTCACTAAGATCCGCATCGACGATGTGATGCACGGCCGATGCCTGGGCGGGCATTGGCTTCGAGATCCTAACCAGCGTCGAGAGGAGGTTTGTCGCGCGGAACTGGCCGTTGATTTTCTTGAGGTCGAGGGAGGCGATCTCGCAAATCTCGTCGGCAGCCGGGTCGAACCCGCTCGTCTCGGTATCGATGATGCGAACTGTCATTAGGCGAGCCCGTCCGCGTGGTCGAGAACAGGCTTCGACAGCGGCGGCAGCGACGGGTGCCAATAAACTTCAGTCACGGGCGTCTCCATCTAGATTGTGGGCTTGCTCGATGTCGTGCTCGCGGTGCACTTCCCATTGAGCGCGGGCGAATGCTTCGCAGCCCATGCCGAAAGCGGGAACTGACTGCCAACCGCATGAGCATTGAATGACGACGCCGAGGCGCAGCGTCCTTTTGTGCTTCTGAGGCTCGCTCAAGACACGGCCTCGCCGCGTTCGAGAGCGTTGCGGGCGTCGCGCTCGGTGCGCCCGGTGAAGCCGATCGACACTCCTTCGTTGATGTCGATGCGCTCGCGGCGCGCGGTGATGTAGGCGCTATCCGGATCGCCAATGTATTGAATGATCTCGTCGCGATGGGTCTGGACGTAGCGCAGCAGCGCCTCGCGCGTTTTGCGCGCCGTATAGCCGACGATCTTGCGGGTACTTCCTACAGTCAGCTCGACCTCATAACGGGTCGGGCGGAGGGCCATCTGCTGGTGCGTGCGGGGAAGAGCGTCCATTGATGCGATCTCCGTTGCGATGAGCGCAACACTTACACATCGCGCCGCATCACGTCAATCATTATGTTGTGATTATCGCAACGGTAGTGTAATCCGATTTGGGGGAAACCCGGCTCTTGCGTGGCCGGGAAGGACAGATCAGGGCGGGGCTATGGTTGCATTGGTGGAATTAGAGACTTCGCACCACTACATCTTGTGTCCTGCGGCTAATTTCGATGCGAACGCGTCGCAACATGGTGCGGCTGACGATGTGATTTGCTGTTCTGCCGGGGTCGTGCCGGCAACCGTTGGCAGCAACACTGGCCGCCCGAGTTCGCCTCGGCGCGCATCTGGCCGGGCATGACCATGGAAAAATTCACGTTCGCAGATTGGCAGTCCGGCAAGACGCCTCCTAAAGGCTGGGACTGCGCCGACGCTGTGGCTGACGGCTGGGGCAAGGGCGAGCTCGACGCCTACATGCGCGCGACCGTGATGACGCTCGACGAGTGGGCGGAATGGAAGCGCCGCGAATGGCCTGAGCCGCAGCAGGCGAAGCCCGCCGCGCCGCCCGCGACTTCGCCATCTGCCGGCCCCGCGCCGCAGGCGACTGTTCAGCAGATGCGCCCTGCCCAGCAGGAGAAGCCGCAGCAGGCGACCGTCACGGATCTTCACACGCGCCGGACCGTCGCGGCCGACGATAGCTGGCAAATCCATTTAGTGTGCAACGCTGAAGGCAAGATCAAGCCAAGCGTCACGAAGAATTGGGCCCTCTTTCTCGAGCACCATTCCGACATGCAAGACGTGCTCGGCTATGACGTGTTCGCCGGGCGCATCGTTCTGAAAAACCGCCCGCCGTGGTCCGCGCAATCCGAGGAATGGTCACCGCGCGCAATCTGCGATGTCGATATTTCGCGGATCATCGAATGGCTCGAGGGGTTCCACCTGACGCCGAAGTTCTCCAACGTCGCGCCGGTCCTTGAGCGCGTCGCTCGGGTTCAGTCGTTCCATCCGGTGCGGGACTATCTGGCGTCGCTCCCTGAATGGGATGGCGTGCCGCGTTTAAACGAATGGCTCGAAACATACGCGGGCGTTGAGGAAACGCCGCTTACGAGGGCATTCGCACGCAAGGTGCTTTGTGCCGCCGTTCGCCGCGTGCGCCAGCCCGGATGCAAATTCGATCACGTGCTTGTTCTGAATGGGCCGGAAAATCTCGGGAAGTCCCGGCTGATCCGAGCGCTATGCCCAGACGCGCACTGGTTTGGCGATCAGCTCCGCATCGGGTCGGACGCGAAAACGGTCATCGAGCAATCCGCGGGCAAGTGGCTCATTGAAATGGCCGAGATGATCGGCGCGGGCCGCCGCGAGGTCGAGACGGTCAAGCATTTCGTCACAACGCAGTCCGACCGGGCGCGCAAGGCGTATGCCCGAACCGAAACGGAAGTGCAGCGACAATTCATTCTGTTCGGCACGTCGAACGAGCGCCGGTTTCTAACCTCCCTGACAGGCAATCGCCGGTTTTGGATCGTAGACGCCGGCAAGGCCGATGTTGATGCGCTCGTCGCCGCCCGTGACCAGCTATGGGCCGAGGCGGTTGAGGCGGAGCCGGGCGAAAATCTCTATCTCGAGGGTGATCTCTACGAGCAGAACAACGCATCGAACGCGGGCAAGATCGACTATGGCGCATGGAGCGATTTGCTCGACGACAAGATCCCCGAGGGAACCCTCAAGATCGCGGTGCGCGACGCGTGGGAGCTCGTTGGCGTGAAGGCGGACGAAATACACCGCATCACCGATCTGCAACGCCGAACGATGCAGAAGGCGCTCGCCGGCCTTGGGTTCGATCCTGAAACCCGGAACCTGAAGCGCAACGGAAAGCAGATCAAGGGATACGTGCGCGGTGATCAACGGTTCGCCAAGTGGTGGCCGCACCGCATTGGCGACGACGAGCCGCCGCCGCAAGACACCCTCAGTTCGGATTGGTAGGAGCCGCCTGGCTCAGTCCGTGTGGAGCCCGCTTCGGCGGGCTTCTTTTTTGGTCGCGCTAAATTCCAGCGCGCGTTTTCATTGATTTCATTGGTGTTTTTATGAAAAGGCTACCGGCTACCGGCTAGGCTACCAGCTAAATCGATCCGGTAGCCCCCGATTTTCGTTGTTTTCATTGAGTTATTTTCAATAAAGCTACCAGCTACCAGCTATTTCAATAACATTTAGGGGAAAGTGGCGCTGTATATACGTTGTATAGGGTAGGTATATAGAGAATATAAATGTTTCCAAAACAGAGCCGGTAGCCCCCTGTTTTCGAGAAGAAAATTCATAAACATCAGTTGGTTAGGGGGCTACCAGCTCTGAACCGGCTTGGCGGTAGCCCCCTGGTAGCCCACCATTCGAGCTGGGCAATGCAACTCCACGCGCGGATCTCGCCAACCTTCGCCGCGTAAATTCCCGCGCATGTCAAATCTGACGCCAAAGCAGGCGCAGTTCGTGCGCGAATATCTGATCGACCTGAATGCAACTCAGGCCGCGATCCGTGCCGGGTATTCGAAGAAGACGGCCAAAGAGCAGGGCGCACGCCTGTTGACTTATGCTCACGTCAAAGCTGCCGTTGCCGAAGCATCCGAAAAACGCGCGGATAAGCTCGACCTGAAAGCCGAGCGCGTGTTGCGGGCCATTGCTGATGTCGCATTCGGCGATATCCGCAAGATGTTCGACGAGAACGGCGCGCTTAAGCGGCCTTCCGATTGGGACGATGAAACGGCTGCCGCCGTTGCCGGCTTAGACGTCGTCACGGTCTCGAAAGGCGAGGGTGAAATCGAGCACGTCGCCAAGATCCGGCGCGCTGATCGTCTTCGCGCGCTCGATATGCTCGCGCGCCATCATTCGCTCTACAACGACAAATTGGAAGTGACCGGGCTCGATGCGCTCGCGGAACGATTGGCGCGGGCGGCAAGGCGCGATGCTTGATCGTCCAACAACCGTCGTCATAACCCCGACAACCATTAAGAAGGCAAATGCGTTTGTCGCTGCGCATCACCGCCACAATAGGCCGGTCCATGCTGCGCGCTTTGCAATTGCCGCTTGTATCGACGGACAGATTGTCGGCGTGGCGATCGTCGGTCGTCCTGTCGCACGCAAACTGGATGACGGGGTGACGGCGGAGGTCGTGCGTTGTTGCACCGATGGGATCAGGCGACGCCTGGCGAATGGGCACACTGTCCCGATCTGCTCGAAGCTCTACGTTGCTTGCTGGCAAGCGTGGTCTGCAATGGGCGGGCGCAAGCTGGTGACGTACACACTCACATCCGAGCCAGGGTCGAGCCCGAAGGCGGCGGGCATGAAACGCGTTGCCGAAGTCCGAACGTTCAAGGTCGGGAAGGGGTGGACGACGCGCAATAATCGAGAATGGCAGGTGGTCAATGGTGCGCCGAAATTCCGATGGGAGCGCGTAGCCCTATGACCGCTGCCGCCCGCAAGGCCGATCCGAACGACGGGATTATCAGTCTCGCCGCGTCCTGCCGGTATGACCCTGATCGGTGGAGCCGTGTTGCCTGGGATTGGGGCCATGGCGCGCTGGCGTCGTATGATGGCCCGCGGGAATGGCAGGCCGATATTTTCCGCGTGATCCGCGATCACCTGCGCGATCCGGCTAGACGCTATGAGCCGTTGCAGATCTCCGTCGCCTCGGGCCATGGCATCGGCAAGTCGGCGTGCATGGGTATGCTCTCGAATTGGGCCATGTCGTGCTGGGATGACGCGCGCGTCTTGACGACGGCAAACACCGAAAACCAGTTGGTGACGAAGACGAGCCCGGAGATCGGCAAGTGGTTCCGGCTCTCGCTCACGTCGCATTGGTTCGACGTGCAGATCAAGTCCGTCAAATCGCGCGATCCGCAGCACGGCGATAGCTGGCGGCAGGACTTCATCCCGTGGTCAGAGCACAACACGGAAGCGTTCGCCGGCTTGCACAATAAGGGGAAGATTATCCTTCTGGAATTCGACGAGGCGTCGAAGATCCACGACAAAGTTTGGGAAGTCGCCGAAGGCGCGATGACCGACGAGGACACGGTTATCATCTGGATCGTGTTCGGCAACCCGACGCGCAACAGCGGCCGGTTCCGCGAGTGCTTCCGGCGATACCGGCACCGCTGGATCAACCGGCAGATCGACAGCCGCACGGTGCCAGGCACCAACAAGAAATATCTGCAACGCCTCGTCGATGACCATGGCGAGGATAGTGACCTCGTCAAGGTCCGCGTGCGCGGCCAATTCCCGAGCCAATCAGCTATGCAGTACATATCAGCCGACGACGTGGACAAGGCGCGCAAGGTGCACCTGCGGCGCGAGCAATACAGCTTCGCGCCCGTGATTATCGGCGTCGATCCCGCCTGGACCGGCGACGACAACCTTGAAATCATGCTGCGGCAAGGGCTCTATTCCAAGTCGCTCACGACCCTGCCGCGCAACGACAACGACGTGGAAGTTGCGAACCTGATCGCGCGTCTCGAAGACGATCACCAGGCGGATGGGGTCTTCGTCGATGCGGGCTATGGGACCGGCATCGTCAGCGCCGGCCAGGTCATGGGCCGTTCGTGGCGCTTGGTCTGGTTCTCCGGGAAAGCTATCGACCCCGGCTTCATGAACAAGCGCGCCGAGATGTGGGGCGGGATTAAGCGCTGGGTGAAGGCTGGCGGCGCAATCGATCCTGCTGACGAAGGGCTCTATCAGGACCTGATCGGCCCGGAGACGGTTCCGCGTCTCGACGGCAAAGTGCAGCTTGAGAGCAAAGAGGATATGAAGGAGCGGGGCCTCCCGTCGCCGAACAAGGGCGATGCGCTGGGCCTGACGTTTGCCGAGCCGGTCGCGAAGAAAGAGCGTTACGCCACGAAGGCAACGGCAGCCGGGGAGGAATACGACGCGGTCGTGGTCGACTACAACCCGCTCGATTAATGCCGACAACCGTTCGCGTGCAGTGTTGCGGGGATTGTCTCACCCTTCGCAATAGGTGCGTGCATGTGCACTGTCAGTAAGCCGTCTGCCCCGAAAATTCGGGAGCCGGCGCAATACTCTCAGCAGAGATTGCCGGACGCCGGAGAGGCGCGATCGGCAGCGTCAAGGCGGACGACCGATCGCATCCGCGCTGCATCGCAAACCATCCTCACGTCTGGGACTGGCGTCACTGAGACGGCGGACACCGGCAAGAAGACGCTGCTTGGGCAGTAAGGGGAAGCCATGGCCCCGCCACGTAACGAGACGCAAATCGCCTACCACCGCAGACGCATAGAGGAACTAAAACAGGTTCGTCAGCCGTGGGAAAGCGAGTGGAGCGAACTCGCGGAAAACATCGACCCCACGCGGTACCGGGCGCAGCTTCGCGCCGAGCGTTCGGCATCTCGCAAGAAGATCATTGATAGCACGGCCACGCTGGCGCTCCGGACGCTCAAGTCCGGTATGCACTCGGGTCTAACGTCTCCCGCCAGGCCGTGGTTCAAGCTTGCGGCGAAGGATCCTGAGCTGAAGGACTTCGCGCCGGTCAAACTGTATCTGTCCGAGACCGAGGAAGTGATGCGTAAGGTGTTCGCGGCGTCGAACCTTTACACGTCATTTCACACCGGCTACGGCGATCTCGGCCTGTTCGGCCAGTCGTGCGGCATCCTCGCGGAAGATAACGCCGAGGTTATCCGGCTCATCCCGCTTTTGCACGGTACGTTCTGGATCGCGCGCGACGATACCGGGCGCGCGACGACGCTTTACCGGAATTTCCGCTGGTCTGTGCAGCGCATTGTCTCTCGCTTCGGTCTCGACAATGTGAGCGCCCGCATTCGCACGCTCTACGACACGAGCAAATATGACCAAGCATTTGTGATCTGGCATGCGATCGAGCCGCGCCTAAACCGCAATCCTGGCAGCGCCGCCAAGTGGGATATGCCGTTTCTTTCCAACTATTGGGAAGACGGCGCTGATGGGAACAAGCTGCTCGAGGAAAGCGGCTTCGAAGAAAACCCCATCGTAGCACCGCCCTGGGAACTGTCCGGAGATGATCACTACGCCACGTCGCCGGGCCAGGATGTTCTCGGCGACGTGAAGATGCTTCAGAAGGAGCAGACGCGGAAGCTCGAGGGTATCGACAAGCTTGTTCGGCCGCCGATGACCGGGCCGACGAGCATGAAAAACAACCCGGCTTCTCTCCTGCCGGGGTCGATCACTTATGTCGACGATGTCAACCGCGTAGGGTATCGGCCGGCGATGGAGGTCAACCTGCGCCTGGGCGAGCTTCGCGAAGACATTCGCGATGTCCAGCAGCGCATCGACCGGATGCTATATGCCGATTTGTTCCTGATGCTCGCAAACATGGAGGGCATACAGCCGCGCAATCAGTTCGAGATTGCGGAGCGCAAAGAGGAAAAGCTACTCGCGCTCGGGCCGGTGCTCGAAAACATCTACAACGGCCAGTTGGAGCCGGTGATTGATCGCGCGTACGCGATACTTAATCGCCGCGGAATGCTGCCGCCGCCGCCGCCCGACCTTCAAAAGAGAGAGCTCGATATCGAATACACGTCGATGCTGGCGCAGGCGCAGAAGGCGGTCGCGACAGGCAGCATCGAGCGCGGCATCGGCTTCGTTGGGCAACTATCCGCCGTCAAGCCGGAAGTGCTCGACAAGATCGACGCGGACGAGGCGGTCGATGTGTACTTCGATTTCATCGGCGCGCCTCCATCCATCGTCGTGCCGGACGACGAGGTTGCGAAGATACGCGCCGCGCGCGCCGAGAAACAGCAGGCCGCAGAGAATGCCGCGATGGCGGCGCAGGTCGCGCCGGCCGTGAAGCAAAGCGCGGAGGCGGCATCTGTGCTGGCTGACGCGCAGAACAATGCGAGCGGCGGCTCTCTCCTTCAGAAACTGGGGCTTGGCTGATGCGCGGCGATTTGAGCGAGCAACTATCGCCGGCGCAGATCGTCGAGAGCGAGGAATTGGAGAGGGCGTTTCGCGCCGTACTCGCGACCGGGGACGGCAAACGCGTCCTGTTCTGGATGCTCGAGCAGTGCGCCATCTACCGCGATCCGTACACGGGCGAGAACAACTCCACCAACTACCAGCTTGGGCTTCAATCGGCTGGGCGAAAGCTTATCGCGAAGCTCGAAAATATCGATCCGCAGCTTTACCCGGCGCTGCTGATGGACATGGAGCGCATCCGGGAAACCGACAGAGCAGCGGCGGAAGCGCTCGCTGAAACGATGGAGCCAGAGGACGATGACGAAGCTGTTTAGCCAGATCTATTTCGCAATCATGTTCGCGCCGGAAGGTGAGGGCGCTGGCGGCAGCGGGGATGCGCCGGCCGATCTGGGCAGCGTTCTGTTCCCGAACGACAAGCCGGCCGGTGAGCAGCCCGAAGGCACGGAGCCGGACGGCGATGCAGCGCCGGCCGAATGGAAGGAATACGTCGCCGATCCGAACAAGAGCGACGAAGAGAATGCCGCAGCGAAGGCCGAGCATGACAAAACCAAGCCGAAGACGGAAGGCGACGACAAGGACAAGAGCGCGGCCGATCAGGTTCCGACCGATGGCAAGTACGATCTCAAACTGCCGGACGGCGTTGCGCTCGATCAGGAGCTTCTGGACGCGCTCGGGCCGGAATTCAAAGAGGCGGGCTTGACGAACGGCCAGGCGCAGAAGCTCGCCGAGGCCTACACGAAGGTGCTTCAGGAGCGCTCCGCGAAAGAGACGGAAGGCTGGTCGAACACTGTCGCCAAATGGGTTGACGATGCGAAGGCCGACAAGGAGATCGGTGGCGACAAGTGGGATGTGACCGTTGCGGCGTCGCAGCGCGCCATCAACAAGCTCGGCACGCCCGCGCTCAAGGAATATTTGGAGGCGAGTGGAGGCGGCAACCATCCCGAGCTTATTCGTTTTGCGTCGAAAGTCGGGGCGATGATCCGTGAGGATGACCCGGCGAATGGCGGCGCTGGCGGTTCAAGCAAACCCGCTGAGCCGGCGCACGTCCTGTTCCCTAGTGACGCTCCGAAAGGCTAAACATGCCCACCATTGGAAAGACCTATCCCAACCTGATCGACGCCTACAAAGGAACGGCCGAGGGAACGGTTGCTGAAATTCTCAATCAGCAGAACCCTGTTCTCGACGACGCAATTGCGACCGAGTGCAACATGCAGGCGCAGCATCGCCACATGATCCGCACCGGCTTGCCGACCGTAGGCTGGGGCCGCCTCTACAAAGGTGTTCCGCAGTCGCGGGCGACGATGCAGCAGGTCGATGACACGACCGGCTTCCTCGAGACCGGCTCGCAGATCGACGTGCGGCTTCTGAAGCTTGCGCCCGACCCGGCGAAGGCGCGTCTTACCGACAGCGCGCCTTACCTCGAGGCCATGAACCAGGAAATGGCGACAGGCATTTTCTATCACGACACGGCAACGACGCCGGATCGGTTCAAGGGGCTTTCTCCGCGCTACTCCGTTCGCGGCGGTCCCGGCGCTGGTTCGCAGGTCATCCACGGCGGCGGGTCCGGCGACGATAACACGTCGATTTGGTTCGTGACGTGGGGCGATCACGCTACCTCGCTTCTCTATCCGAAGGGCATGAAGGCGGGCATCGTCATCGAGGACAAGGGCGAGCAGCGCGTTACGGACGGTGCCGGCAATCCTTACTACGTCAAGGAGACGCTGTTTAACTGGCACATCGGCATGTTTGTGAAGGACTGGCGCTACAACGCCCGCATCGCGAATATCGACGTGTCCAAGATGCTCAACGGCGAGGTCGATCTCTGGGCGCTCCTGCGCAAGGCGTATTACCGCCTCCAGTCGCGCCGCCGTGATGCCATCTCGAGCCGCATCGCGATCTACATGAACCGCGACGTGCTGGAAATCCTCGACGCTCAGTCGAGCGATCGGGCTCTGCTCGCGGCCAACCCGAACTACACCGGCCTGTCTCAGGCGGTTGTCGAGGGCAAGGAAGTAAAGACGTATCGCGGAATTCCGATCCGCGAGACCGACGCGCTTCTGAACACCGAAGCTCTGGTTCCCGAGTACGCATAATCCGGCTGGCCCGTCCTTGCAGGCGGGCCATCCACTTATCACAAGGCCGGATGGGCCGAACGGAAGGGCTTTAATAAAATGATCTTCGACAATCAGTCTCTGCTTTCCGATGCGCAGGCCGTTACCGTGTCTGCCGCATCGACGAACGTCATCGATCTTGGCGATACGGGCCGCGTCTATGGCGCTACCGTTGATCTCTCGCGCGACATCGGCAAGGGCACGCAGATCCCGCTACTCGTGCAGGTCGTGGAGCAGTTTACCGCGGCGGGCGCTGCTACGCTGACGGTTTCCCTCGAGGTGGACGACAACGAGGGCTTTGCCACGCCGAAAACGGTCTGGACAAGCCCGGCCATCGGCAAGGCCGCTCTCGTGCCCGGTTACGTCTTCGTCCCCGAGTACATCCCGCGCGGCACGAATGAGCGCTTCATGCGCCTCTACTACACCGTTGGGACCGGCCCCATGACGGCCGGCAAGATCGTGGCCGGCGTCACCATGGGGAACCAGTCGAATGAGTAGGGTGGTCGCGAAGGTCCGCGGGTATTACGGCGGCCAGATCCGCGAGGCGGGGTCGATCTTCGACGTTCCCGACGATCCGGATCGGCGGCCGCCGAGATGGACGCGCCCGCACGCGTTCAACGGCAAGGGCGATCACGACGGCGACGGCAAAACGGGCGGCTCGAAACCGGCAGGAAGGCCGCTCGAGACGAGCGATCCTGCCGGGCCCGTTGTCGTTCCTGCTGACTGGCAGAGCAAGAAAGCGGCCGAACGCAAGGAACTCGCCCGCTTGATTACCGGCGAACACGTTGCCACCGCCGCGGAGGCGGATCGCATCATTGCGGCATACGTCGAGGCCAGCGAGCGCGATCACGAGCCGTTTGCCGATGCGCCCGAGCCCGAGACGGTCAAGGGCAACGGCGTTGTCCAGGCGATCGGGGGCGTACAGCCGGATTGGATCGCGCCGGGCTCTGACGGCACGCCCAGCGAGGACATCTAAACGGAAGGGCGGTTGCGCCCTCCAACGGGATAACACCCAGCGAGCAGGTGCCGCATGGCTACGGTCTTCAATGAGCAGTTGGTGCTCGGCGTTAGGGTCGTGGCTGGCGGCACCATTTTATTCAACAACCAGCCCGTCCTTGGAATTGTGGTTGCCGCCGATGGCGCGCGGTTCGTCGACAATACGCGCGTGCTTGGCGTGGATGTGCTCGACGCTGACGCGTCTCTGCACAATGAGCAGCCCGTGAGGGGCGTTGTTGTGATCGAGGACGGCCGCAGGCTCTTTAACAACCTGCCCGTGATCCCGGTCGCGGTCATGAGCGGTTCATTGGGGGAAGGCGCGGAATGAAGCTCGCGAGCCTGAAGCAGAAATACAGCGATATCGGGTCCAGCCCGGAGGGCGCAGACAGCGACGAATACTACCCGTCGCTCTATCTCAGCGAAAAGCAGATCGACGCGATGGGCATCGATACCGTTCGCGTCGGTACGCTCATGACGATGACGGCAACCGTTCGCGTGTCAAGCATGAGCGAAAGCAAGAATGGCGCGCGAAGCCTGTCGCTCGAAATTATCGAGGCCGGCATGGGGCCCAAAGATAAGGAGCCGGACGCCGCGAGCCTCTTGTTTCCGAACGAAGGGAAATAAGGCTGATGGCATTCGCTGTTTCGATCTGCAACCTTGCCCTGTCGAATGTGGGCAAGGACAACATCAACGACCTGAACGAACCGACCGCTGAAGCGCGCGCGTGCCGTCAGTTCTACGACCATGTTCGCGATACGCTCTTGCAGGTCTACCCGTGGAGTTTTGCGGGCCGAACCATATCGCTCGCCGAGAAGGCGAACGACAAGCCCGGACAGTGGGCCCGCGCCTATAGCCGCCCGATCGATTGCCTCAAGGTCAGGTGGATCAGACGGCAGTATTCATCGCTCGACCCGCGCCCGCTGACGCGTCAGGAGGAATTGTCGCTCCCGTACGAAACCGAGGGGCAGACGATCTATTGCAACCTGTCGCCTGCATTTCTTCGCTACACGTTCCGGCTCACCGATCACACGCGCTTCTCGCCGATGTTCGCCGAGGCGATGAGTTGGCATTTGGCGACGCGCATCGCCATGCCGCTCACGCGCGATCCTAAGATCCGCGCCGATTGCTATCAGCTAGCTCAAGCCACACAGGCGTCGGCCGAAATCGCGGACGCGAATGAGGTGCGCGAAACGTCGGACCATGAGAGCGAATTTATTGCGGAGCGCGGATAATGGCCGACATCCGCGCGTACCAGCCGGCGTTCACCGCCGGAGAGCTATCGCCCGCGCTCGGTGCGCGCGTCGATCTTGCGAAGTATGCCAGCGGTCTTCGGACCGCAGTCAACCTGATCATACATCCTCACGGTGGGGCATCGAACCGTTCCGGGACGGAGTTTGTTTGTGAGGTCAAGGACAGCGCTGACGAGGCGCGCCTGATCCCATTTCAGTTCAACACTGAGCAAACTTACGTCTTGGAGTTGGGGGACGAATACATCCGTTTCGTCCGCGATGGCGGCCAGATCCTTAATGGCGGCGTGCCGTACGAAATCAGCACGCCCTATTCGGACGTAGAGGCTCAGGATGTCGTGCCTACTCAAGAGGCCGACGTCATGTACCTTACCCACATCAAACACTCACCGATGAAGCTCGGGCGATTGGCGGAAACGAATTGGACCTTGGCCGCCCCTACGTTTGCGCCAAAAATTGGCGCTCCGGTGCTGACGGGCGTCACGAAGCCTGGCAGCACGTCTGGCGATCCCGGCTACACAGCTACCACGTACTATTATCGCGTGGCGGCTGTTGCCGAGAGCGGCGAGGAGAGCCTGCCGTCAAACATTGGCAGTGTCGTCAACGATCTTGCCTTGCAGGGCGGCATCAATCGAGTTGCTTGGAACGCAGTCGCCGGCGCTGTGAGATATATCGTCTATCGCGCCGACAACGGCATTTATGGCTACATCGGCGGAACGTTTGGGCTCACCTTCGACGATGAAAATATCGTTCCGGACTTGTCCGATACCCCGCAGACCGGTCGAAATCCGTTTGTTGGCGCTGGCAACTATCCGCGCTGCTC